GACGTAGAGTTACAATCAATGCCAGGTCAAATTGATACATCTAAAATGATATCTGAACCAGAAGAATTAGATGATGAAGAGGTACAACAACAATTTGGTATTAATGCTGACGAAGCCGAGGATGATTTAGAAAATTTTATGGCGGCTTTTGAAAAGTTTGACTTAGAAAAAGCAAAGAGAAGGTTTATCAACTCTTTGATACAAGGAGCGTCTAAAAAAGGTCACTATATGTTCCATATGGTTGAGGAAGAGTTAAATAATATTGACCCGGAACTTTTAAATCTTTACGGTGTCTTAATGTCTATTAATGATTTATTATATTGGATTGTTCCTGACCAAATGATTATGTCTGCGGCCGAAGGTGGTGAAGGAGTACAAGGTTCTGAGGAAATCGATGATACTACTGACCCACCGACTATTAAGGCGAAAGGACTATTTTTCCCTGTATTAGTACACGAACTCATTAAGGGAGTTTATGAAGTATTAGGAACTGCAGGGTTACCTGATGACCCTAAAGCGGCTGAAATGGTTATGGGTCAAACAGACACATTACCATACGAGGTATGGGATTTACGTCTCGGACCGGTAATATGGGATAAGTTTAAGTCATCATATCCTGAAAGACTTTTTGAAGACGACATGAGAGAAATTCAAAATTATCTTTTCTCTCGTTTCTCAGCTCTTTCTACTGACGAATTTTTTGAAGTTGCAAAAATGATATTGTCAGGTTCAGATGAAGGTAAACAAATAGTTGACAAAATGGTTAATGAAATTATCTCAGAACTAAAACAACAGGATTATGACGATGCAATGTCACAATACCGTAATGATGACGATGATGATATTGACTTGGATGACCTATTAGGTGATTTAGGTATTTCTTTAACATAAAACTTTATTAGAATGTCTATATGGCGTTAACAAAAGAAAAAGTATTATTAGAGTATGCGAGGTGTGTAAAAGACACCTCGTATGCGTTAAAGACATATCTACAGACATATGATAATACACAGTCAAAATATGTACCGTTACAGTTATTTCCTGACCAAGAACATTTAATAAATGACTATGACGCATACGAAGAAAATATCGCACTTAAGTACAGACAGGCAGGTGTATCAACAGTAACTTCGGCTTGGATTTCTAAAAAATTAGTAACCGCGTCAAAAACCAAACCTGAAAAGATTCTTATTATTGCAAACAAGCTTGACACCTCTGTTGAGATGGCGAGTAAGATAAGGGCGTTTATTGACCAGTGGCCGAGTTGGTTCGGTATCAATTTCTCAAATGAGAAAAACTCACAGAGACATTACAAATTAAATAATGGGTGTGAGGTAAAAGCGGTTGCAACATCTAAAGACGCTCTTCGTGGATATACCCCCACTATTCTTGTATTTGATGAGGCGGCGTTTATCGAAGCAGATAACGATTTCTGGTCTGCTTGTATGGCCTCACTTTCTACGGGTGGTAAGGTAATCGTTATATCCACACCTAACGGTTTTGACCCAATCTATTATTCTATTTATGACCAGTCATTAAGAGGTATGAACGACTTTAAGATTACCGAGATGTTTTGGTATCGTGACCCTCGTTATGCGAAAGACTTAAAACTTATTAAGTGTAATGATATGGTTCATTATATGTTAAATCGTGAAGATTATAATGATGATGAAATTACCATAGATTACTCACACATCGACCCTATGGAAAGGGATTTTGATGAAATTAAAAAACACTTCTTAGATGGTTACAAACCCTATTCTTCTTGGTTTGAGGGTATGAGTAAAAAACTTAAGTTTGATAGACGTAAGATTGCTCAGGAATTGGAGTGTAATTTCTTGGGTTCAGGTGATAATGTTATACCTTCTGATACTGTGGAAAAAATCAAAGAAAACTTTATCCGTGACCCCGAAAATAAATTTATGGGTGGTGCGTTATGGCAATGGAAAGAACCTGTAGTGGGTCATAAATACATTATGGGTCTTGATGTATCGAGGGGTGATAGTGATGACTTTACAACATTCTGTATTATTGATTTTGACGAAAGAGAACAGGTTTTAGAGTATTTGGGTAAGGTACCACCCGATGTGGCTGCTGAGATTGCTTTTAAGTGGGCTACTATGTATTCTGCATTTATTGTAATTGATATTACGGGAGGTATGGGTGTTGCAACTTCAAGAAAGTTACAAGAGATGAACTATAAAGACTTGTATGTTGAGGGGACAAATGCTGCCGACAAATGGAAATATAACCCAAAGGCGATGGAAAAGATACCTGGTCTTAATTTTAATTCAAAAAGAGTTCAGATTGTCGCGGCTTTTGAGGAAGCTTTAAGACATAACTTTATCGTTCGTTCTTCTCGTTTGATAAACGAGTTGAATACGTTTGTTTACATAAATGGAAGACCTGACCACATTAAAGGACAACACGATGACCTTATAATGGCAATGGCTATGGCAATATACGTTGGTGAGAGTTCGTTCACACAGCTTGAAAAAGTAACTGAACAAACCAAGGCGATGATGGAAAGTTGGATGGTTAATGAAACTCCTGTTAGAAATACATCGAAGGAATTTAATCCAGGTTTACCTGTAATGCCGAATAACTATAACGACCATAGAAGACCTAATGGTTTCACACAAAAAGATTATCAAGACTATGGATGGTTGTTTGGAGGAAGTAGAAGATAACCTTTAATTAATTCAAGTAAAGATTATATTTATCTAAAAAACGATGGCTCAGAATAATAATTATACGATATGGCAAAGGTTAACTAAGGTTTTTGGACCCGACTCTACTTTAGACCAACAAGCACCTGTATATAAGTTTGACAAAAAACAAATATTAAAAACTACTGACAAAAAAGAATACGAAAGAGAAAAACTTCAAGCACAACAAACTCTTTATTTAGGTCAGCAGTGGCAAAAGATTGAAAACAACTTATATACCCAAGCAGTATACTATGAACCAACTCGTTTAGCCTCGTTTTATGATTATGAAAGTATGGAGTATACTCCTGAAATATCTGCATCTTTAGATATCTACTCAGAGGAAAGTACTACACCTGACGAAGATGGATATATACTTCAAATCTATTCTGAAAGTAAACGTATTAAATCTATATTAGGTGATTTATTTAATAATAGGTTGGATATTAATACTAATCTACCTATGTGGACACGTAATACGTGTAAATATGGTGATAATTTTGTATATCTTAAATTAGACCCTGAGAGGGGTATTATGGGGGCACAGCAACTACCTAATATTGAAATAACTCGTCAGGAAAGAGGTATGAGAATTAAACCTGAACGAAATAGTACCGAAACAGAAAACGATGCGTTAAAATTCTTATGGCAGAATAAGGATATGGAATTTAATACTTGGGAAATTGCACATTTCAGACTATTAGGTGATGATAGAAAATTACCTTATGGTACGTCTATGTTAGAAAAAGGTAGAAGAATTTGGAAACAACTAATTTTGTCTGAAGACGCTATGTTAATATATAGAACATCAAGGGCACCTGAAAGAAGAGTATTTAAAGTTTTTGTCGGTAATATGGATGACAAAGATGTTGAACCTTATGTGAATAGAGTTGCTAATAAATTTAAAAGAGACCAAATCGTTGATTCTCAAAATGGTAATGTAGATTTACGTTACAATCAAATGGCGGTAGACCAAGATTACTTTATCCCTGTTCGTGACCCTAACGCACCGAATCCGATAGACACTTTACCAGGAGCACAGAACTTATCAGAAATTGCGGATATTGAGTATATTCAAAAGAAACTTTTAACTTCACTAAGAGTACCAAAGGCATTCTTAGGTTTTGAGGAAGTTGTTGGTGATGGTAAAAACTTATCTTTACAGGATATCCGTTTCGCACGTACAATTAACAGAATTCAAAAATCTATGATACAGGAGTTGAATAAAATTGCCATTATTCACCTTTATCTTTTAGGTTTTGAAGATGAATTAAGTAACTTTACATTAGGACTAACTAACCCATCTACACAGGCCGACTTACTTAAAGTTGAGCAATGGCAACAAAAGATACAACTTTATAGAGATGCAGTCACTGACCCAGGTACTGGTATTTTACCTGTATCTTCATCTTGGGCAAAGAAACATATTTTAGGATTTAGTGACGAAGAAATTAAACTTGATTTACAACAACAAAGAATAGAGAAGGCAGTCGCAGCTGAACAGACACCTGAAGTAATAAGTAAGACCGGTATTTTTGCTAACTTAGATAAGTTATATGGAAACAAACCTGGTGAAGGTGGTGACGCAGAAGGAGGTGAAACTACAGATAGTGGAATGGGTGACTTAGGTGGAGGAATGCCACCACCATCGGGAGGTGGTGATTTAGGAGGAGACTTAGGAGGAGATTTAGGAGGTGATTTAGGAGGTGATTTAGGTGGTGATGAAGGTGGAGAAGCACCCGCAGAAGAAACTCCTGTAGAAAGATTTATAAAAAATAAGGATTTAGATTTATTGGTTGAAGATGATTTAATCAAGGGTAAAAATATTTTAGATTTATCAAAAGGAAGACAGTCATTAGGCGAAATTGAAGATAAATTGAACGCATTACTAAATGAATGATATTTATTATAAAAATAATGTTATGAGTTCATTTGGAATAATAAAAACTAAAATAGAAAGATTGTTGGAAGAGAGTTATGGGAAACCATCATTTAAAAACAATCTAAAAGGATTTATAAATCACGTAATAAAAAATAAACCCTTATCCGAAGCGTATTACTTATATGATGAGTTATCCTCAAATAAAGGTTTAA